TATAAATTCGTCTGTTTCTCTTGTCATAATAGCATTTATTTGTTTATAGCTATTAAGTTTTTTCTTTAATTTTAAAGCTATATCAAGAGTAAATTCTTTTTCAAGCCAATCACCATAAACAGCACCAGGATCTTTGCCACCGTGTCCTGCATCAATACAAATTTTAATAATATGCGTATTTGTGCTCAAAATAATCACCTCTTAATAATTATTTATACCGTTTGCTTGTATATTTAATTGTTCGTGTAAAAGTTTAGTCATGTTATTAATTACGTCGTTCACATCCATATTTGAGCTTATGTTGTTGTTGTTAGTCATATTTATTTTTATATTGTTTGAGTTGAAAGTGTTATTTGATTCTTTAGAAGCTGATTCTTGAATGTATTTTATATTTTTTTTTTCATTGTTAGAAGTTAGTATATTGTTTGTATTGTTATTTGCTTTGCTGATTACATTGTTTAGAATATTTGTAGGGATAGATGAGTTATTTTTAGTAGTTGTTCCGATATTTTTTGAGATGTTGTTATTAGCTAATGTTTGAGGGATTGAGATTGTAGAAGATTTAATTATATTTTTATAAGATGTAGTCTCTTTTTTTGTTATGTTCATATTAGCAGATATATTTGCTCCAATCAAATTTAACAGGTTATTCCATGCTTTTATAATGTTATTTATTGAGTTGATCATAACATTTGAAATTTTATTGGCGATATTAGTCCAAAAACTTACCGAAGCTGAGCCGATATTTTGAGTGAAACTTATCAAATTAGAGAAAGCGGTTTGAATATAGTTGAAAGTGCTTAAAAATGAATTGGCAGTAAAATACAATGAATTATTAATTAATGAGAAAGTAGAGCCAGACGTATTATTGATAAGCATATAAGAATTTATGATTTGATTATTTATACTATTTATTGCTGAAGTAATTATATTTGTTGTTGCTATAGCATTTGCGGAGATTGAATTTAGAGTTAAGTTTATATTTGAGATATTGTTTTCTGTTGTTTCAATAGGGGCAGAAATTGAAGATATAGTATTAGCGATTGAATTATTGATATTAGCAATTGAGTTATTTATGTTAGTAAGTTTTTCAGGTATAGAATTAAGCCATGACAAATCAGGAATGTTATTTATTGCTAGATCAGATAGTTTTTCTTTTGTGCTTTCAATTTGTTTGATGTTAAATATATTTTGAGATACGTTTGAGAGATTATTTATATCTGTGATAGTTCTTTCTATTATTTGATTGATTTGAGAGAAGGTTTCCGTGTAGTTTTGTGTAACGGTAATTTTATTATTTATGCCGATGTTTTCATTCAAGTTACAAACCCCCAATTTATTAAGCTATTTCAAAGTTCTTTTCCTCAGTATATTCTCCAAATATTGTATTAATAGAGAAAGTTACATGTAAAATTTTGTTTATTTTTTTAAAGATGAAGTCGTAAACATCAATAATTCTTTCATCTTGTTTTAGAGCGTCAGATATACGCTTTTGAATTTCAATTTGTATAATGTTAATATCTTGACCGATTAAGTCAGATATTTCGAATCCATAATCCCAATCATAAATCAAATAGCGATAACGTTCAATATTAAGGATTAAATATACCGCTTGTTTTACTGCATTGAGTTCGTCTATAAACCCCGATATATTATTTTTTTTAATGTTTAATTTGTATGTGTTTGATGTTTGTGATTTAAATTCGATATTATCTGTCAAATTAATGTTAGGCAACATATTTATATTCCACCTTTATTTATTTTATAAAGGGTTTATCAACCCATTTCAACGCGATGCGTCTGTTAGCCATGGCTATCGGTTGCGTAGCAAAGAAGAAGGTCAATAGACCTTATGAAAAATATTTGTCAGATATTTTTTTAATTTAGTTTTAGAATTTGACCTGGATATATTTTATTAGGATTTTCGATGTTGTTTAGTTTAGCAATATCAATATATTTAGCCCCGTCATTTAATTCTTTTTTAGCGATATTCCAGAGCGTATCACCTTTTTTAACAGTGTAAGTTTTTTCTGGTTCTTTAGTATATTCTCGTTGTTTTTTTTGTTGAACAGTTTTATCCCCGTTATTAGAGTTGCTAATTTGGATATATTGAGTATGGAAATGTTTATATTGTTTGAGTATTACTGAGAAAATGATATCAAATCCCTCGTCAGAAGATTCTAATATAGAATATTCTTCTAGAGATACGTTAGCGATAGTAGGATATTTAATGCTACCGTCAGGAAGTTGTCTTGAGATAGAGAAAGGGAATATTTTTTTTTCAGTTTTTAATTTTTCGAGCCAAGAGTAATAGAAGTTTTGTTCTTTAAAATCAGAAACAAAATGATAATTAAAAGCAGGAGCCACGAAATCAAATTCAAAAGTATTGAGACCTGGTAATTTTAATATATTTACCTCTCCTAAATTAATAATGTCAATAGTAGAGTTTTTGTTGTTTATTTTTGTTTTTATTTCTTTAGGAGTGATAGGTAAAACAATATTATCAATTATAAATTTATAATTCATTTTCTTTCTCCTTTGTGATATTTTAAAAAAGAAAAAAATAAAAATGGAGTGAATTGATGTGAAAACAGATGGGAGTAGTTTTAAGGAAGAAGTATTATTAGAGCCATCTAATTTAAAATTATTGACTAAATGTGTAAGTGAGGGCATGTCTATAAAAGATATATGCGACAAAGTGTTGAAAATATCGAAAGGTAATTTTTATTATATGTGCGGTAAACATGAGAAATTTAAAGGAGCATATTATGAAGGACTGCAACCAGCAATATTTGATTGTGTAAATGCTTTAAAACGTATGTGTGAGGGATATTATGTAGAAGAAGAAAAGACTGATAAAGACGGCAACACTACGACATATAAGAAGTATATACCCCCGAGTGTCCCAGCTTTAATGTTTTATTTAAAGAATAGAGATCCTAAAAATTGGCGAGATAGATGGGATATACAACTTGATGGTAGTGATAAACCAATTATAATCAAAAATGATGTAGTTGAATAGTTAAATCATGGAACAGACAAATAAACGTGGATTATTAAGCACTTCCGAGAAAATAATACAGAAAGAAGTGAAGAAATGGGTAAAGGAAAAAGGAATATCGTTGCAAAATGTAATTGGTAAAGGTTATTCTGAATTTTGGAATACAAAAAAGCGATATGTTGTATGTAAGGGTAGCCGTGCAAGTAAGAAGTCAAAGACAGCGGCACTATGGCATATAGTTCATATAATGCAACATCCAGGCGCAAATGCTCTAGTAATACGAAAAACTGAAAGAACATTAAGAGATAGTTGTTATGCAGATTTAAAATGGGCGATTAATCGTTTAGGCGTTGGTACTTATTGGAAAGCGACTTTATCACCATTAGAACTTGTTTATTTGCCAACACACCAACGGATAATATTTCGTGGTTTGGATGATCCGCTTAAATTAACATCCATATCAACAGAAATTGGAAGTATATGTTTTGTATTAATCGAGGAAGCCTATGAAATTACAAAAGAAGAAGATTTTAATTTCATAGATGAATCAATAAGAGGTGAATTACCTGATGGATTGTGGAAAAGGATTACGATAATTTTAAACCCTTGGTCTGAGAGTCACTGGATTAAAAAGCGTTTTTTTGATAATCCAGATGATGACGTTTTGGCAATGACAACAACTTATAAGATTAATGAATTTTTGGATGAAGCGGATATCAAATTATTTGAGAAAATGAAAATAAATAATCCAAAACGTTATAATGTTGCAGGCTTAGCGAACTGGGGCATTTCAGAGGGTTTAATATATGAGGATTTCATAGAGGAAGATTTTGACATATCAGAAATAAAGAAACGGACGAATGCAAAAGTTTGTTTTGGTCTTGACTTTGGATATGTTAATGATGCTACTGCTTTATTTTGTGGAATTATATTCGAGCAAGAAAAATTGTTATATGTATTTGATGAGCTTTATGAAAAGAATTTAAGCAATGAAAAAATAGCAGAAAAAATATTTAAAATGGGATATTCAAAAGAAAAAATAATAGCGGATTCAGCAGAACCAAAAAGTATAGATAGATTATATGATTTGGGAATACATGGTATTAAAGCAGCTAGAAAAGGAAAAGACAGTATTATTAATGGCATTGATTATCTACAGGACTTTAAGATTATTGTTCATCCAATTTGTGTAAATTTTTTATTAGAAATACAAAATTACGCTTGGCAAACAGATAAAAATGGAAAACAAATAAATAAGCCGATAGATGATTTTAATCACTTAATGGACGCTATGAGATATGCAACAGAAGATTTCACAAAAGGTGATATTTTTTCTTTTAATTAAATTAATATGTCAAGGGGGAAGAAGATTGCAAAAAAATATTGATAAATATGATTTATTAAATGGCATAAAGAGAAATGTAGAAAATAGGGATCTAAGAAATAATAAGTCAGATAATAAATTATTAGAGATAAGTCGGCAAAAATATGAATTACTAACTGGAGCAAGTGTGATACCAAAAACAAGCGATAAAGAAGAAGAATGTATTTGTAAGAGACAATATATACTTTAGGAGGAATAAACAATACTTGATTATATGATTGGATTTATAACAGGTATTTTATTCGTACTGATTATTTATTTTAAAAACGATTAAAGAAAATAATAAATAGACATCTAATTAAAAAAAAGCACATCAAATGCGGTGTGCTTTTTATTTTGGTTGTAAAATTAGCTCGTTAAAACCTTTTAATTATAACATCATACCATCCAAACGTTCAAATTCCTCATAAACACTAAAATTATCAAAAGTAAAATCCAAATCACAATCAAGATACTCTGCATTTGCATCAAACTTTGTCAATATGCCACCATCTAAATTGCAATTCTTCAAAAAAACAGTATAAGAACCAGCTGATGACGTAGGATCATTTATTTTAACCTGTATATCAAAATATATATCTTTGCCAGTATCTTTATACTCTTCTAAAAGTTTAGCAAAAATTGACGTATTAAAGTGAAAAGTAGCTGAGCCAGTACCTTCCCAACCAACAGCCTTATGTCCTTTGCCAGTTTGCCCTAATATTGGTACTTTTGTTTTTGTTTTTTTTATCTTTGCTTCTAAATTGATTGCCTGCATAAAATTATATCTATTGTCATTTATAATGACATAACACTCAGCCAAAGCAGCTGATATCGTATCTTTTGCCAACATCTTTTGTGCCATATTTTATTCGCCTCCTTTTAAGATATTTTACAGGTCATATAAAGTTGCGTCATGCAATTAGTCGGAGTTATAACCTCATCAACAACAACCATCTTCTTAGTATCACCAGCAGTAACAGTTATATCCCCACTTGAAAAATTCTCTATTGCTCTTACAGTTTGCAATCGTTCATGATACTTGACCAATTCATTCCATAAAGACGCTCTCCCGCTATCGTCATTCGGTATTTTGCCCAAAAACTGAGTATTAAATATAACGGCTATATCATTTCCTATCTGGTCTATTACCCTGATTGTTTGATTATATTTAAAATCTTCGTTTTTATCCACAGAAAATGTTGTTAGCGTATTTATATCTTCAAGTACTCGCACTTCATCGCCGACTTTATGAAACATAAACTTACCAGAATCTAAACCATCTTCAAGTTGTGCCTGCGTATAACTTACATTGATATCATATTCGCCATCATATTTAATATTTGTATTCGATTTATTTACTGCACAACCTGCTTGAGCTCCAACAACCCAATAAACTAAATCGGCATTGCTAGTATTCACAGGACTATTCTCAACTGATATTATCCCCTCGTAATTTGCACTTTCATACTTATGCAACACACATTGAAACTTTATACCTTGATTGTCTCTCATCCTTTCTGTAAAAGAAGCAAATAAAGATTTAACTGCTGAATCTGTTCCTGCATATCCTATCGTGTTAAACGAATATGGTTCTATCGCTGTCAAAAATGTTGCATAGTCACCACTTGTCACTGTAGCATTTGTACCACCGCTTAAATTAATAGTACCTGCTGACAAACTTACTTCTGCTATCCAATCAACAAAATCATTAACTGCCAAATCGTCTGTCGTTGCTGTTGCTCCGCTTACTTCTTGGCTATCAACTAAAATATCATCAAGAAAAGTCTTGACTGTGTATCCTGTTGTCGTTTCGTCCGATATTATAGCCGTAGTAACAATTTTTAATTTATTTCCTCTTGTTCCTGCATATTTAGCCGTTGCTATCGTAGAGGTAGCCTTTACACCTTGCCCTAAACGATAATAATATAATGTCCTTGCATGTTTAAATATCTCTCTTAGCGGTTTCAATTCTTCTGCCCCGTAATCATATCCAAACAAGACTAATGATTTACTCTCAATTTCTTCTTGCTCTACACTTTTAACTTCTTGTTCTACTCCCCAATCTAATAAAAGTGGCATGGCAACAAATCCACGCTCACTTAATATTCCAATTGCTCTAGACGTAGAAACAAAATTAATATAACTGCCTGGTAATTTCTTCTCACCAACACTTACAAAGGTTCCTCCACCTAAACCCATCTATTTATCACTCCAATATTATTTTTTTGTTCTTCCATCATGTTTATTATGTCAGATTTATTTTGCAAAATCAAGTTGTAAGAAACATTAAAATGCAAGATATCATCTTGAATATAAGTAGACATTTTAGAACCACGAATAAGAGAATCATCTGAAAGAGTAATATACTCAAGCAAATCAAACAACTCAGAAGAACGAGCCAAACAATCATCATATTGTTTAACATTATTACTAAAATAAATAACGTCGAAATTAGAATAAAAACGGTAACGAGGTTTAAGATACATTTTAATATCAGAGGAGATTAAGTTAATCAAAAAGCAAGGTGGAGTAAGGTTTTGAGAAACATTCTCAAGATAAATATCATAAGTCGCACCATAAAAAGAAAACAACTTATTGGATATTCCATTAACAATTTGTCTTAAAATTTAAAAAACCTCCTAAAGAAAGAAGCAACACTTTTTAAAGATATTGATTTTAACAACGGACGAGCATTTTTACAAGAACGAGATAACATATAAATCCCACCAATCCACTTAAAACCATGTTTTGTTTTTTGCTTATGACCATACTCAACATAATGAGCATAACTAGTATTATTAAAAATTATTATTTCATAACCTGAAGGGAGTTCTCGCCCTTTAAGAGTCCAATTATTTAATAATCTTCCGGTATCAACAGGAGTTTTGGATTTAATATCAGCCAACAAATTTTGTGCAGTTTTAGAAGCTATATCACGACAGAGATTATTTTGCTTTATAGTCATCAAATGTTTAATTTGCTTATTCAATTTTATCAAGTCATTAATATCAACTCTAACAGAAAACATTCAAACCACCTCATCAAACAATTCTAACTCAATTTCCTGATGATTAGTATAAACAGCAGGTTGCCCACTAGATTTATAAACTTGGGTTTGATTATTTTGGGTAACAGTAATTTTAGAACCAGGAGGGACATTAACTAAAGGAGAAATAAATAATTTTATAGTCTGATATTTAACGTAAAATCTGTCACGCTCTTTTGAAGAAACATTATTTGAAATAAAACCGTGCTGAACATTTCCCTCGCTAGGATAAAGATTCAGATAAGACAAACGGCAAGGCTGATTTTCAATCAAAACAGTATCAACAAACTCAGTCTGTTTAGTAGTCTGATTAAATTGTTTACTCTTTATAGATATAGTACAACGTCCAGAATACAAAGATTCAATAGCAGTTCTAGCGACATCAAAATACATAAAACAACAACCTCCTTACCATTCAAGACGTCTAAAACGATACAAAATATTTTTATCAAATGCAAGCAAATTGTCAATAAAAGAAGTAAGCATTTGAGCTGGAGTTTGTGATTTATCAACGGCAAAAGAAACAGAAGAATCACCCTCAGTAATGCTTTTAACAACGGGAGAAGAAAAATTAATATCAGAAAATTGCAAATTACCAGTCAGCAACTTAGACTTAAGGAAATCACCACAAATTTTATCAATAGTATAATATTTTAATCTTTCGGGCAAATCACCATAAATATTACAAAAGTTTTTAATATACTCAGAAACAAGCGAAATAGAATATTCGATTTTTTGCTGATCTCCAGGTTGCAAATCATAACCAAAAGAAGATAAACGAGAAACGACTAAATCATACATAAAATCACCTTCAACAAATATTAATAAACAAATTATAAACAAGGCAATAACAAATTTCAAGAAAGTATAAACAAAAGCAGGCTAAAGGTAAAACACGGCTAGAAGAATACCATCTGCGGTTTGTGGAAATCTATGGCTACATGTTATTAGCGAAGGGTGAATAAATTGGACGCGATAAGATGAGTGGAAAAATAAGGGCTAGAAGACCGCCCGACGGCTATCGGAACGGAAATTTTTTGGCTTGTGGATTTTAAATTTTTGTTTGTAGAAATTTCTCCGCGCTACCGCTTGGTTTAACATGCTTCGCATCTCCTTGCGGTGGCTCTTGGTTTTTAAATTTTGGCTCGTGGAATCGGAAAGAAAACGGAAAAAAGGGGAACACACCCCTTTTTCGTCTTTTTTAATCTGTTAATTTTTTAATAATAAAATCCGCCTGCGCATATGACAAATTTTTTATGTCACTAATATTGAATTTTTTAAGGAGTACACCTATTTTATCGGCGTGTTTTTGTATGGTTTCAAGTTGATCGTTTGAAATTGGCAAAGCTTTTTGAATTTCAATTAAATCACCTTCAACAATATCAAAAGCAATTAAATATAAATAACGTCTCTGGTAAGTTTCAACCCCGCCTAAAACTTGAATTTTGTTTAAGCCTTTTATCTCTAAATCACGCATTGGTGACGTAAAAATAATTTTCTCGTCTGGTTTGTGGCAATTTATTATTGTCAAAGTTGCTATTTCATTAGTAAAAGTTATATGCGTCGTCAATTTGTATTTTAATAATAAAATATTAATGGTTGGAATAATGTCCTTTAAATCAAAATATTTATAATTGGCAAATTTATTGAATCCACTTGGTTTTAAATTTGCTTTTTGTATATCAATGCGCAAAAGTTGTAACCGTTCAAAAATATTAAGCGCTTGCAATTCTTCATTTGTGAAATTGGTTTCCATTCCTTAAAACCTCCCAAAATTAAAACAATAATCAAAAATAATTTTGTTATCCTCATCATTCAAGCCCCATATTATAACGGCGTTATTTTCGTGCAATTGGTCTGCTTGATAAATTGGTCTAAAAACGTTGTAAGAGATATAGTCTGTGCCGGTTCTCGTTTTTTGTTCTGTTATTTCTTGCACATAGGCGCCGGTTCTTGTAATAGTTTTAAATTTTGCAGTGTGATTAAACCAGTTCGCCAGCGTTTCAAATATCTCCAATTTTGTTTTTGGCTCTCCGATTATGTCGTACCTTTTTAGTCTTTCCGCAAACGGATCCGAAAAAACAATTGCGGAATGTATCCCTGATGGGTGTACAATCCCAAAATGTTTTTTATAACTTTCAAACGCTTTCTCACTTGCTCTTCTTACTTCATCAATCATTTTAAAACATCTCCAAAAAAAATTTTATTTGACAAACAAATTCCAAAAAAAATTTTATTTGACAAACAAATTTTTTTTTGAGACAATAACAACCGCAAAATCTTGTAAAAATAATTTGCGTTTGCGGGGGTTACTGCCTCCATTTCCGTTTTAATTACTGCAATAATTAAAGCGGTTTTTTATTATAACGTGCTTCATTTATTAAAAACTCCAATTTTAAAAACTCTCCATATAAAGACATAATTTTTAAATATGATTCTTTTATTATTTGATGCTTTTTATCCTCAATTATTTTTTCGTCCTCAATTGTTTTTTTGTTTTCTAGTGAATATAAATATAAATCATGCGCAACGCCAAACAACTCCTTGCGCAGTTGTGCAAATAATTGCCATGCCTCCATAATTTAAACCCCCCAAATTTTCAATCTACTTATAATGATCAAATGAAAAAGTGGTCTTTTTGCCCGCTTGCCCCGTACCGACAAACGGATAAAAAAACCACTTTCTCAAATTTATTTAACGGGTACGGCGCCAAATAAATTTATTAATCATTATACTTTTATATTATCACATTTTTTTATACTTGTCAAGCACTTTTTTTTGACATTTTAACATTTTATTTTGAACATAACGCACGGATCCGCGCTTTCATCGTATTTATAAAATAAAAGCGAATCAAACTCAATAAGGCCTCGCCTTTCTAATTCTTGAATTGCTTTTTCTTGATAGTATAGCGGGATCCGACTAATTCGCGCCATGTCTTGCAATGTGGTCACAAAATAATCACCGATTAATATAAGCCCCTTTTTTTTATTCCGCTCATATTCTTTTTTTAATGCGTGCAAATATGCCGCTGCTAAAATATCTAAATCAAATTTTTTTTTCGTTTTATTCTCATAGATACCAATAAATCTTGGAATTTTTATTTCTTTTAACATGGTTTTAAATCTCCTTAAAAATTTTTTTTAATAAAACCCTTGACAACCTTTTTTTTTAGTGAGATAGTAAAACCTGAAAAAAATTTATATTTGACATTTTTTTTTCAGGTTTCGCGCCGTCTAACTATTGCCATTAGTTAGCGGTTTTTTTATCTTCATCTGCCATTTCTTCGGCTTCACAGACTAACCCGCTAAAATCATATTCCCGCACAGTCTCTATTTCTGCGCTTAATTTATAACATTCCTCGCCAATCTCATATAAGCGCTCGCTTAATATTGATAATAAGGTTTCAAATCTCTCCCGCTTCTCTCCGTCTTCTATCTCATCCGCTTTCTCGGCTAAATCGCTGAATATATATTGCAAGTGGTCTGTGTCTCTGAATATCTTATATAAATCAACACCAACCGCTTTAAGTTCGTCGTCCGCTTTGTCTATTTGGACATAAAACTCCCTCGCGTCCATGTTTTTCACCTCTTATATATAAATTTTCAATCTGCTTTTATAATGATTTTTTAATAAGAAAAGGGCCCTTTATGCCGCTTAACTGCCGCAACCAGTTAAACGAGATAAAAAGCCCTTCCTTATAATTTGTCGGCGGTTGCGGCACCAACAAATCAATCAATCATTATGAGAATATGATAACACAAAAAAAAAGGCTTGTCAAGCACTTTTTTTTGACATTTTAAAGAAATGTTTACAAATACATAAGATTTTTAAAAAAACTGGCGGAAAAAAGAAAAAAAAGTATGGTAAAAATCCGCTTTTTTTTCTTTCAAAATATTAAAAAAAAAATCGTTTTACCTCTTGACAAGCGGTTTTTTTTGTGATATTATATAATTATAAGATTTATTTTAAATGCCCGAAATAAATCTTACGAGATAAAAAAAAAGGTTTATAAATTGCTGAGAACAATTTACAAACCAACTGTCTAAAAAAATATTGGTAATAAATTTTTAGATGGTCATTATCTCACAAAAAAAAATATTGTCAAGGGCAAATAATTTTTTAAGGAGATAATTATCATGTCTGAGTATATGAAAGATTTTTATTTTAAGAAGTTTAGAAAGATTGCAAATAGCATATGGGAGGATGAACACAAAATTGACACACCAGATATAAGCGGAGAAAAAACAAATATAAACGAGAAAATCGAATATACTTTTTCTTTATCTGGGGCTATGGATGAATTAGAAGAAGACGAAAAAAAGAAATATGAAGAATATATTAAAATCTGGACGAAAAAATTCGAACACTATATACCGCTTTTTTACTATGCACTATCGAACGATTTTGATGACTGGGACGAAGAAACAAAAAATTGGTACATTGATATTATAGAAATACAAGAAAAAAATAATCCATTAATAATATGGCACGAGAATACAGACGGAACAAAAATAATTATGGGATTAATAGATATGCAAAATAAGAGGATTGTAAAATGAATGAAGAAGTTTTAAAAATAAAATATGAAGATGGTTTTAATAAAGTGTTTAAAGATATCGACTATTACACGCAACAATTTAAAAATATAAAAGAAGAAATAAAAGAGTTTAATAAACTATATACAATGCCACAAGAAGGCAAAGAAGTTTTTACCGAATACACAAAACTAAAAAAAAAATTCGACACATTAACAGAAAAATACAACCAAATAACAATAAAAATACCGAATATATACAAGCAATTTATAACAAATGATATGTATTACAACGTTTTAATAAACAATGAAGATCTCAGCAAGGAGTGGACAGAAAAATTAAGAATATTGATGACAAAAAATGCACAATGTAAAATAAATATACAAACGGTAAAAACAAAATTA